AAATCATCCTGCCCATTACACAACAGATCCTTCTGGCGTAGAATGCTTAGAAATTACTCGTCATCGTAATTTTAATATTGGCAATGCTTTCAAATACCTGTGGCGAGCAGGGCTAAAAGATGAAGCAAAAACAATTCAAGATTTAGAAAAAGCAATCTTTTATATTAAAGATGAAATAAACAGACTAGAAGGCAAATATGTCAACTGAAGTAGATTTAATTAATCATCTTGATGAAATGAACAGAGTTGTTACTGAGTACTTAAAAGGTAGCGACCCAACTAAGATTGCTAAAGATCTATCAATAGCAAGAGTAAGAGTAGTTGCACATCTTGACGAATGGAAAGAGTCTGCATCAAACAACTCTGCAATTCGTGCTCGTGCAAAAGATGCTTTGGCTGGAGCAGATGCACACTATAGCAAGTTAATCTCTAAGTCATATGAAGTTATTGATGAAGCATCTATGACTAATAATCTTAGTGCAAAGACTGCAGCAATTAAACTTGTAATGGATATTGAATCAAAGCGTATTGATATGCTACAAAAAGCAGGTCTGCTTGAAAACAAAGAGTTGGCTGAAGAAATTGTAGAAATAGAAAAAAGACAAGAGATACTTGTTGGAATCTTAAGAGACATCGCCTCATCACATCCAGAAGTTCGTGACCTAATTATGCAACGGCTTTCTGCTCTTGCAAAAGAAGGAGAAGTGATTACAGTTGTCCACACTGTTCAATGATTTCCTAGAAGTACTTAAGGAAAACAACTTTGACGAAATACCTGTAGATGCAAAGACATTTGTTGAGTCTACAGACTTTCTTGGTCAACCACCATTATCTACAATTCAATATGACATTGTTGAAGCAATGAGTCAGATATATAAAAAAGAAGACTTGCAAAATTTATTAGGAGAAATAGATGGGGCAAAATACTATGACAAATATACCAAAAATGAAATCATCCTACAGTTGGGCAAAGGTAGTGGCAAAGACTTTGTTTCCACTGTTGCTTGTGCTTATGTTGTTTATAAGTTACTTTGCCTTAAAGACCCTGCCAGATATTTTGGAAAGCCAAGCGGAGACGCTATAGATATTATTAACGTTGCAGTAAATGCTCAACAGGCTAAAAACGTTTTCTTTAAAGGATTTAAAACTAAAATTGAAAGATCTCCCTGGTTTGCTGGAAAATATAATCCAAAAGCAGACTCTGTGGAGTTTGACAAAGCAATTACTGTTTACTCTGGTCACTCAGAGCGTGAATCACATGAGGGTTTAAACTTGCTTATGGCAGTCCTTGATGAGATTTCTGGCTTTGCTTCTGAAGTAGGAACAGGAAATGACCAAGGTAAGACTGCTGAGAATATTTATAAAGCATTTAGCGGTACCGTAGACTCTCGTTTCCCAGACTTAGGCAAAGTAGTATTGCTTTCGTTCCCACGCTACCAAGGTGACTTTATTTCAAAACGGTATGACGATGTAATTATGGACAAAGATGTAATAGAACGTAGACATACCTATATTATTAATCCTGATTTACCACATGATAATACAGATAATCAACTTGAAATTGTATGGGAAGAAGATCAAATTATTTCCTATAAAATACCAAAAGTATATGCTCTTAAAAGACCCACATGGGAAGTAAATCCTACTAGAAGTATTGAAGATTTTAAGATGTCTTTCTTTAAGGATATGGGAGATGCAATGATGCGTTTCTTATGTACCCCGACTTACTCATCTGATGCATTCTTTAAACAAAAAGATAAGTTAGAAAGATGTATGACCTTAAGAAATCCTGTGGATAGTCATAGAAGATTTGATCCTGGCTTTACACCAGATCCAGATAAAACATATTATGTTCATGCTGACCTTGCACAAAAGCACGACAAGTGTGCAGTTGCTATTGCCCATGTTGATAAGTGGGTTAATATTCAGGTTATTAAAGATTATGAACAGGTAGCGCCAATAGTAATTGTTGATGCCGTTGCTTGGTGGGAGCCAAAGGTAGAAGGCCCAGTCAATCTATCTGAGGTAAAACTATGGATACAAAACCTTCGCAGAGAAGGATTTAATATTGGAATGGTATCGTTCGATAGATGGCAGTCTTTTGATATTCAAAATGAATTAAAGGCTGTTGGAATAAGAACTGATACTGTTTCTGTTGCTAAAAAACACTATGAGGATTTAGCAATGATGATATATGAAGAAAGAGTTGCTATGCCAATGATTCCTTTATTGCTTGAAGAGATGAGCGAACTTAAGATTATGAGAAATAACAAAGTCGACCATCCACGCAAGAAATCTAAGGACTTGGCAGATGCCGTTTGTGGGGCGGTATTTGGAGCAATATCCCATACCAGTAAGGATTCCAACCTAGAAATTGACATCCATACCTGGTCTACTGCATCCCGACTTGCACAAAAGCAAATGGATATGGTAGAATTAGAATCTAGGGAAATTCCTGAAGATATCAGAGATTTCCTAGATGAATGCAAATTAATTTAATCAAACAAGGAGAAAAATGAATTCATTTAAGAAAATCGCTCTTGCCATGGTTGCAGCCATGACATTGGGCACAGTGGTAGCAACACCTGCAAGTGCTGCTGTAATGACAGTAGCAGTAACTCTTGGAGCAGCAAATACAGATAAGTCATCTGCTTCAGCAATTGCTACTCCTGCTGCATTACCAGTACCATCAGACAACAAGATTGATGTAACAGATGCACTTAAGTTTGTTGCAACAGTTGACACAGGAACAGTAGTTACTGTAGTAACAACAAATGCAACAATCGTATCTGCTCTACACACAGATGCTGCACCAGTAGGGGCATTGTCAGGATCATCATCTTTGACAGTTGCAACTGGTACAGGAACAACAGCAACATTTTATGTCTACACAAAGACAACAGCAATTGGCACAGTTGTAATCACTAACGGTGGAACAACTCTTACCTACTACGTACAAGGTACTGCTGGTTTAATTAATAACCTAACAGTCTCTGCACCTGCTTCAGGTGCTGCTGGTACAAAGCAAGATATTCTAGTTACAGCAACAGACGTATTCGGAAACAAAGTTTCTGGTAAAAATATTGCTGCAACAGTATTTGCTGCAACAGCAACACTTACTGCAACACCAGTATTAACTGGTGCTACGCTTTCAGATTTTGGAGTTGCAAAGTTTAGTGCAACACTTCCAACAACTGGAACACGATCATTAATCATGTTTGCTCCAACAACTGCGGGAGATGCAGAGGCAGCAGATGTAGTTGGTCTAACTGCTCGCACACTTGCACCATTTGCAGAAATTGCAGTTCGTGATCTAGTATCAGAACTTGCTGCACAGACTACTGCTAAGGATGCAGCACTTGCTGCTAAGGCAATTTCAGATGCTGCAGTCGTAAAGGCTGCTGCAGATGCTGCTGCTGCCAAGGTTGCTTCAGATGCTGCACTTGCAGCAGAGAAGGCTGCTTCTGCAACTGCACTTGCTGCTGAGAAGGCTGCTTCTGCTAAGGCTCTTGCTGATGCAAAGACTGCTTCAGATGCAGTCGTCCTTGCTAAGGATGCAACTATCGCTAAGTTAACAGCAGACAATGCTGCTGCACTTAAGTCAATTAAGGATGCTTTCAATGCACTTGCAAAGAAGTGGAATGTAAAGAATCCAAAGGCTAAGGTTACTTTAGTCAAGTAATTAGTCCAACAACTAGGGGAGCCATTAATTTGGCTCCCTTTTTTGTTATATTATTATGTCTAACTGAATAATTTGATATAATAAGCAAGAGGAGAGTCCACCACTTGAATAAACTTTTGCGTATATCTACGGTTATTTTACTTGCTTTTGGATGGTTATTTATAGCACCAACAGAGGCTAACTCTGACGATCCATTAACAGTTGCAGCCCAAGAAATACAGGAACTTAATAACAGTATAAATAATCTTGGATATAAAGATGAATTCATATCTCTAATTGAAGAAGCAGAAGATAAGTATGCCCTTGCCGTATCTGCAAAAGAAACCCAGACCCAAACCTCTGCCACATACGACACATCACTTGTCTTAAAAACCACGGCACTTGAAGAAAAAGACTTAGCCCAATCAGCAGTAGATGGACAAACAGTCGTAGTAGCAACTGCCCTAACTAATAAAAATAATGCACAGGATGCTCTTGATGTGGCCAATATAAACCTTTCAACCCAGTCTGGCTCAATAACTGATATCACAACAGAAGATTTTAATAATAATAGTATAAATAATGGTAGACAAAATTGGCCAGCAGGTGCTCTTAGTATATTTATAGTTGGATCAATAGACTCAAATGGAAACTCTGTGGGCACTGAGGTTGCAATAACTTCAACAAATAATGGTGGATATTTTTATGGAAGCGACCAGGTTCCAAGTAATGATTATACAAACCCACCAGCGTTGCATCTTCAAGCCCCAAGTCAAACACTTGCTTTTCGTGTTGCCAATTGGAGTGAGGGAGCAGTTACTCAGGTTAAATTTTCCGTTTATGCAAAAAATGGAGATGCCACTGCTATGGTCAGGCATACAGATGGAACAACATATAATTTTACAATTCAAAACAATGTTAATTCAAATTATCCAGGATTTGTTCATCAAGAGGTTTTAGATGCGCTTCCTGGTAAACAAATTCATGAGATATATTTTTGGGCAGACAACAGTGACTGGTACATTATTGATAATGTAATTATAAAAACTATTATAGGTAGTGGTCCAAGCCAAGAGTCAAGTGATGCAGTTGCCTCAGCGCAGGCTGTATACAATAATAAACTAAGTATTTATAATCAAGAGGTTTCAACATTAAATGGTTACAATCAAACCTTAACTAATAAAACATCTGAGGCCGAGAATGCAAGTTTAAATGTTGTAACGGCACTACAAAATAAAAACAATGCTATTAGCGCATACAATCAAGCAATCAGTAATGTTAATAGTGCAATTGATGACGCATGGCGTTACTATGACGAGCAACTACAAAGAGAAATTCAATCTGCTATTGCACAAGCAGCAGCCAATGCTGCAGCCAATCAGCCTACCCCAGAACCAAGCCCAGAGCCAACTGCTGAAGAGCCACCTACTCCTGAGCCAAGTCCAGAACCTACAGCAGAGGAACCTCCAACACCAGAGCCAAGCCCTGAACCTACAGCAGAAGAGCCTCCTACACCAGAGCCTTCTCCAGAGCCTACAGTAGACCCTACAGAGGAGCCTACACCTGAACCTACCCCAGAGGAACCACCAACCCCTGAGCCTTCTCCAGAACCTACTCCAGAGCCTGCCCCAGAAACTACCGAAGAGCCTGCCCCAGAGCCTTCTCCAGAACCTGGACCAGAACCAAAGCCAGAAGAGAATCCTTGGAATGAACCAGATGTAGAAATTACTGATGAAGTGTTAGCAGCACTTGTTCCTGAAAAAGGAACGGGAACAGAAGAAGATCTATCTAATGTTATTGCTAACCTTACAAGCAGTGATAATAAGTTAGT